ATACTCTGGACGCTGTAACCGCGCGTCCGGGGACACGACTCCAAAGTGCGAACGAATGATCTCTGTATAACGGGTACCGCCACGTGCATCCCTCTCTAAAAGCTTCTGAGTCTGAAACGACAACCGCAACTGATTAATTGTGGTAGCCGTCGCCGTGGACAAATCCGCGTACAAGTTCGTCGGGTACAAACCACCATCACCCGACACAATCGCGGTCGTACTACCGATCGTCTGCAACGACGCACCCACGGCGGCGTTATTCGTGCCGATCGCGCGAAGCGCTGTCGGCACACCGCCGGCCGTCTTCTCCCAAAACAACGGCGCGGCACCACCACCAGGCCAAAGCGGGCTCGCGGACGTCTTCACTGTCGCGTTGCCCGTCAACGGCAACGGCGCCGACGTCCCTTTCTGCGCCCACGGCAAACACGACGTGAAATAGTCGTGACGCTTACCGCGCTTCAACGGCGCCAACTGACCAATAGAATCGGGACCATCACCCAACGAGACCGTGATCGAATTCTGTAGATTTTCGTCTCGGAACCACTGGTTCCATATGAGGTAATATGCGCGGATCGGCAATGCATTTGCGCCGACCGCGTTACCACCGCCGACCTGACCAACCGTCGGCAAACCAAAATAATCCGCAATAGAGCTGACCGGCCAGCCTCCGATGGCCGACTGCGTCTGCGGAATCGTGTACGAAATCGAATCGCCTGGGTTCACCTGCTCACCCATGAACTTGACCCAATTGGTCCACAACAACCGATTCGGAACAAAGAAAAAAAACGATTCCAAATAGAGGTTATCCATGACCGGGAAAATCGGCGTCGCGAGCCGCGCGAACGCCGTCATCTTCAACGTAAACGTATCTCCCGGTAACACCTCATCGACGAAAATCGGAATCAAATACCCCGCATCGAACGTCGTCTTGTGCGACGTCTGCATGCGGAACTGACTGCGCGGAATCTCCGCGCGAGGGATCATCGCAAACTGATGCGCATCCACTGACCGATTGCGAAACATTGTGAAATTCTCCTTCTAATATGACGCCAAAGGCGTCCCACAAAGGCAACGCGAGCTGATGCTCCTTACGCTTAGGCTGGCTCACGCAACTTCCGGACGTTGTCCGGCCGTACCATCGAAGAACCAACACCGCGCTGCACTGGACGATCAAATAACTCGAACGTCGCGACCGACGTATCAAAAGACCCGAGCTCAAACAGCTCAAAATCCTCGGGATGCTTGTACATTACGTTATCTTCCGCAGCGCGATTCACCTCATCCGCAAACTGACGCTCGGCTTGACCAACCGACGTCATAAAAAAGGGGTTACCGAAAACCCCTGCCTTGATGTCTCGAACAGCCATCACAACAAACTTCATAATTTCCGTCCTCGCGAGTTCAATCTCGCTTTAGCTACAATGTCACGACTCTGCAAACTCGGGCCTTCGGCCCGTACTAATTCATCCGCCAGGACCATACGGTCCTGGCGAACTTTCGCCGCCATGAGCGGCAAAACCTTCGTCAATCTCTTCATGTAATAGCGCGGCGGTCGTTGTGCTGAGCCGCGCACCCTGAGCTCGTCTCTAGGAAAAACTTCCGACCGGTAACGGTCGAACCACTCTGCTCCGATCCCCGGCTTAAGCGAACAGCGCATAAACTCGGGCTTGAGGTCTTGCCATTCGCCCGTGACGGGATCGAAATCAACATAGTGACCGGGCGTGCCGTCGTCTTGAATCGGCTTCGCATCATCACCGGTCACCTTCTTGCAAACATAGCGCGCGATATACGCGGCGCTTTCAAAACTTACGTCGCCGATCTCGCAACCACCATTCGGCCACAAACTTTCCAAGGTCGGAGACCTGTACAGCTGAAAGCCCGCTGGCGATTTGCGCCACGGATACCTATCACCGAAATGTATACCGAACATTGCGGTGTGAAAATGTGGCCGCCAATTCTGCGTTCCATATTCACCTGCCATGAAAAAACGAAACGGGCCTAGCTTCCTGCGAGCCCGTCTATTGAACAATTGAAAATCGGCGTAATCGAGCGACGGACTCTTCAAGTGCTGCTCGTCGTACGTCAACGTGACGAACGAGCTTGCACGATACAACGAGGCTTCGTGAACAACGCGAACCGCCCATTGGCGGGATCGCTCTAAACGACAGCTCGTACATTGTCCACATCGGACAAAAAACGACCCGCGTGGGCGGGTCGTGTGCATCATGACTGGACCCGTGCATTGCACGGCTACAATCTCCAACCACCACGCATCGGCGCATTAACAACGTTAGGCGCCTTGGTTCGGCCAACGTTGTTCCGAAAGGAACGGGCCGAACGATGCTTGTGGGAACCATGTCTCTTTAAAGGTCGCATCACACTTTCTCCTATAACGCAACAACAACGCGACCGAATCTTAAGCTTCCGGCGTAGCCGGAAGCAACGGGGTACGGGGGGTACCCCCGTCCACGGCCGCGAGGCCGAAGCACAGTTCATTACTTGATGTAACTGTGCCAGGTGGTCCATAACCACCTGAAAAAAACCTACTGCCAATTCCCGCCTAATCTGCTGTACCGCCGCCCAAACAACGTGCGACTCGCGGTCAAAGCACCATCGGCGGGGTGGCAGGTCCGGCCCCGCATCAGCGAGCTTGACTAGCGTAGGCGGCGCCGGCGCACCGCAGCGACGAAGGAGCGCCCGGAAGCAGGCGACGCCCTAGCGACGGCTGGCGAGCTATAGCGGGGCCGGTGAGGGAATACCCTCAAAAAAAAAGGGCCCCAATGGGGGCCCTTCTATCCTCCCCGAGGTCGGGGAGGGGGACCTATTTGGTGGAGGGGTTGACCACCTCGACCTTCTGAACCTTTTCAGGTTCCGCCTTCCTCTCAGGAACCGCCAACCCGAGCTCACGCATCTCCTTAAGATTCGCTAACTGACCGTCCGAGCTCGTGGCGGAACAAAACTCCACAAACTTCTGAGGATCGTTATCAAAGCGAGTCCGGACACGCGCCGGCATCGACATAAACGCATCTTCAGCCATCGCGATCTGCTCTACCGCTGAACGAAAATCGAAAATGAAATCAGGACCGAAATCCTGAAACGTCGGCGGACGCATATCCTGCGGCAAGTGACCCGTAATACCGAAACGATCCAAAATCACGTTGATATCCGTCTCCTCCTTCTGAGACTGAATAGTCCGGCCTTCACCGGCCGGCATGACCAAACCATTCTCTGCGGACACCGCATCCGCGTCGTACTGATACGCGGCGCGAACTTCAACTTTCTTAGCCATGCTACTTACCTCTGAATAGCTGCATGAACATCTTTACAAACGGGGCTGCGGAACCTAACGCTTTCGCTGCCTCGCCACCGCTACCTAAATCCTTCCACATATCCGCCGTCGCTTGCGCTTCCGGCACACGAGCTTTCGCGAGTTCATTCGCGGCTTGCGCCGACGACATCCCGTAGTGCTCGGCCACAGTGCGCGCCACTTTGCGGAGTTGAACCTCCTCGGCCGTGACGTCGGCCTCGTTAGACGTCTTACGACGCGTCGCTTCGAGCACCTCCCATTGCTTCTTCGCGTTCTCCAGCTCCTGACGCATGTTCCTCACCTGAAACGAAGAACTAGCCGCTTCACCAAGCGAACCGAACCCTTCCATCTCGTTAGAAAAAGTACTTGAAGCACCACTCGGGGTAGAACTCCCGGCTCCACCGGTACCCGACAAGATAGGATTGAGACCGGCGGCCAATAGGTCCTTAACTTCACGCTGATGAGCAGTACTGGACATCCTTTCTTGAAAAGCCATCTGCTCTCTAGCCATCGCCGCACTGGCCTTGTTCGCGTCGCGAGCTCCTTCGCGACCGAGCAAACCAGAAACCACAGAACCAACCACGGGTGCAGCCGCAGCCCACGCCATACGCTTACCTCCACTTTGCAAGCCGAGCAGCCGCAGCCGATCGGGGAAAACACAATACGAGCAGTAAACGGTAGTGACTGACGTACCACCGTGTACAACCGCAAAAGCAGATTTGCGGGTACTGCTCGGCCTTGTTCATCTTCCATTGGTACCACATTAAAAGTGATCGATGAGTCCGGGGACCGAGTACATCGGCAACGGCCTCGCCGCAACAATGTCAAAGAACGAATCGAAAATAAAATCCGGCTGCGACGGCACCGCTAAGACCCGATCCATCGGCGGCGTCTCCTGAATAAACGTTGTATCCAACACTGGGCGTCCGGTGAACTTTTGCGCCAAGTGCCAAGCATCCAACGTACCCGCGGACGTTGAACGAAACAAACCGGAGATTCTCGCCGGGTGATACCGATACTCGGCCCAACGCTCCTGATAACCAAAAACATCACCGTCCGCGACACCACCGTCGGCGTAAATTTCACGCGACAAGACCGCCTGCTCACCAAGAGCCGCGAACACCGGAAAATAAAAGTCATACCGGGTACCGCGATTCCACAAGCGACGCTGACCCTGCTGATACGTCAAATCTGCACGTACCGAAACAAGACCGATGATATAGCCATGCTCCGTAAAGCTCTGACGGAAACCGTGCCCTTGCGCGACCGCGGTACCAAACGCCGCGAGGTTACCTTGAGGCGTCCCTGATACGGGGGTATTCGAAGTCTGAGCAACTGGACTGATGTTGACCGGCGTGGATCCGCCGCCCAAATACTCTGGACGCTGTAACCGCGCGTCCGGGGACACGACTCCAAAGTGCGAACGAATGATCTCTGTATAACGGGTACCGCCACGTGCATCCCTCTCTAAAAGCTTCTGAGTCTGAAACGACAA